CTACACGAACGTTTATAATGCCATTATAGTATTCGTCTGTTTCTAGAACTCTTCTGTCGAACTGCTCTTTTGCTTCCAGATAACTCATCAAGCCTCTACTGTTACAAAAGTGCAGGATCTCTCGTGTGAATTTTTCTGCGCCTAATTTTTCTACGTCTGCCTTTAGATTGTCTGAACTACCCCAGTAATCCTGCCAATCACTTTCTACTTTTTCTCTACGCCTGTTTTTTCTGCCTTTAAGCGGTGGCCGTGTCTTTTTAAACTTGGCCAGCTTCTTGCCCACATATTTGCGGTTGTTTGTGAGATTGGTGATAAGGTAAACAAATCCTTCGCAGTCTTTGGGTAGTTCTTCTACCAACTTACCATTATAAGTCCAATCCATAGTGCTCCTCTGGGCTGTTACTTAGTCCTGGTTGATAATCTCAAATAATTTATCATGCCAATATTGATGGTGTCTTGGGCCTGGATGATGATCGTCTGTGCCTGTGTCGAGCCTGTGTAAGTGCCATTGGTTTGTTTTCTTGTCTATTTCAAAGTTGAAATCTAAATGATGGAAATATGGTTTATCATACAAATACTTTACCAGCGAATGATCTGTTGGATATGTGCAAAACAGCACCAGTTGTGCGCCAATTTTATTACAAAAGTTTGCAACCTGTGCAATACCCGCAAGTCCTTGGTGCAGTGTCATTTCACTCAACAGATACTTACTAGGAAGTATTTTTTCGTAGTGTTTGTATTTTACATACATGGTACTCAACAGTGTAATCAGTTCTCCATTCTCGTACCAACTGATTCTTTCGCTGTTGGTTAGTCCCCAAACTACCAAATCGCCTTTTTGTATATCTGATCTTAAAATTTGATCTGCACTCCATGCATTACTTGTGCCTGGATGTGCTAGTATCGTGTAAGGAAGATTCAAGGATTGTGCTAGTTTATATCCGTATGTTTGCTCGTGTTCTACACCAAGTCCTACTGTGTTACTGCATCCAGCCAACCACATTTGTTTATCACTGGTTTTTCTTGTATCAGCAATGTCTAGTGTAACATGGCTGTGACTGACATACTCAAGACCAATTGTAGAAATGTTCTTTGAAGCTTCCAATAGAAACAATTCAGTCAGTCCTTGTGTACTATCTGTGTAAAAGTATAAATTGTTGTTCTCAGGATTGGTTTTCCACTCTTCTGGTGGCGCATATACAATTTGTTCTACGCTGTTCAAAATATCCCAAAACACATTGGTGTCCTTAGGCAAGTCGCCTAAACAGGTGTAACCAGTCACTGTATCAGTTGCGGCTATGAATTCTGCATAATTGCTTGAGCTTACTAGAAAAGCCTGCGAGTCATATGCTAGTGCCGTTTCGCTAAGTGACACATCAACATCACCAACAAAAATTGTTTTTACTTTTTGCATGTTACCATTCAGTTGTGTGATGCACATCTGACAGTTTGTCAGGAGTACATTTCATCTGACATTCAAAACTGTCAAACTTGAGAAAATCTGTTTGCCAAAAATCGTCGGCAAGTATTTCTTCAAAGGTGCTGTTGTACAAGTTAAACTTAGATTCTGCTAAATCTAACCAACTTTGATTGTGTTCGTAACGATTGGCAGTCCAGCAACAAGGATAAAATTCTCCGCGGCTGTTTACAAACACACCCTTGTTTCCAATAAAACAGATTCCTGAGTATTCGCCTTGTGTTGCTAACTCTTCTGCACGTTGAGAATAGATGAGTTTTAGATCAGAACCTGGACGAGCTTTGTCTGTGAGCAGTTTACCAGAGCGTTCGAATCTATGCCCTGCTGCAATCAAATCTGTATTAGTTGGTTCCAATTGATCATCATCGCCATAAGAGGGATACTTACTACCAAACTTGGCACTTTTAGTAAGTTGAAAACAATCAAAATGATTATCTCGTGCAAACTGTTCCATTCTGTCAAGATCAGTTTCATTGAATCTAAAAGCAATGCTAGCCATTGTTCTGAAGGTGCTGGAGTTGCTGTTTGCAAATGCTTTATATCCAGATACTATACTGTCCCAATCACAGTTTACCCTGTATTGCTCATTGCTGGCTTGGTCCCAGCCGTCAAGACTCCAATGTATTTCATCACGATGATTCAACGCCTGTCCAAGACTGTGCCACCAATCATCTGTTTTGTAACTGCCATTGGTGATCAGCAGTATCTGTAGATCTGGATTGGTTTGCTTTATCCATTGCACTATTTGCAAGAAGTCTTTGCAGTATATTGGGTCACCATCGTTGCCACAGAATGTAATTTTTTTAATCTGTTTTACTATGTCTTCGCCAATACGCTCTTGGAAAAATTGCAGTGTAAGATAGCGATTTAACAAACTTTCAGGAACTTCCATACGGGGACATCTTGGACACTTCAGTGTACAAATACTGCTTGCTTCTATGTGCCAATGATCCCAAACAAGTTGCATTATAATACTTCCACGTCTGTGTTGTAACTTGTAAATCCGTTTTCTTTGATCACTTTCAAAATGTTTCCTACTCGTCCTGCTAGTTCGTCTTTGTGCGAAACTAACCACACACTCTTATGTCGCTCTCTGGCCATATGTTTGAGCAATCCCAGTGCATTTTCAACACCACTTGTGTCCATGCCTGCGTCAACCAGCTCATCAATGAATAACAAGTTGATTGGCTTGTACAGGCTTTCCCAAACGTCACGGAACGCCCAGCTCATTGAAAGTATTAGTCTGTTGCGCTCACCTCGACTCAAGTTATCAAAGTCCAAGTCTCTACCCAGTTCGGTAATTTCTACACTGAGGTCGTTTTGGAATATAACTTGATGTGGTAAGCCAATCCTATCAAGATAGTGTGTGAGTCTGCTGTTGAGATAACTTAGATTTTGATCAATGATACGTTTGCGCACAAAACTATCTTTGTTTGTTAGCAATTTGTACAGGAAGTCTTGATGCTCTTGTAATCGGGTAAGTTCGTTAATTAGATCATAGTTTACCTCTTGCAGTGCCTGGTGTTTCATTTCCTCAATCTGTTCACTGTACGGATCAGTTTCGGCACTGCGGTTTTCTAAATCTCTTTGCAACCCACTGAGTGTGTTCTGGTGTTCGTATGCCTGCTCCACTGTATCGTAAAACACTGTGGGTGCTGTGCCTAGTTCGCCGAGTTCAGCAAGAGCATCTCTGTGTTCTTGTTCTTGTGTTTGATTTGCTAGTATTTGCAATGCTGTTTCTTGCAATGTCTCACGTTTGCTTGCTAGTATTTCTTCATGTTTGTTGTCGTGCAGTTCTTGCCCACAGGCATAGCACTTGTGACTTTCAAGATCTTCAATTTCTTTTTCTAGTTTGGTCTGTAATTTACCAAGTTTTGTGTTGTCTTGCTCAATGTTGCGTATCCATTTGTTAGTATCTTCAATGGCTTTTTTGGTGTCGTAGAACGCATCTAAAGCCCTGTGTGCGGCGATCTCTGCGTCAATGGTTACATGGCTTAGGCTGTCAATAGCAGTGATTAAACCTTCAACATCTTCTGTTTTCTTGCGTTCCCAAAGACTTCTGCGTTTTTCCAAACTCACAATTTGATCTTCGATGCGTTTGTTTGCTTCCTGCACAGCCTTGATGCGCAGTTCTTCTTCCTTTTGCGCATCTTTGCTTTGTCGCATTTGTTCTTTAATAGCATCAGCACGTTCTGAGAGCAGTGTTATACCTAACAGTTCTTCAATGATAGCTCTTTGATCGTTGCTTTTCATGCTTAAAAACGGCTCAGTGTAGGTGTTTAACGCCATAACATGCTTGAACATGTCGTGACTAAGTCCTAGTATACGTTCAATTTCTGCTTGTGTTTGTCTGCTGTCACCTTGTGCTGTATCTTCGGCTTCTTGCTCTTGGTTGTTCACAAAGAACTTCAGCAGGTTAGGTTTACGTCCTCTCTCTACACGATACTCTTGACCAGCAACACTGAATTCTAAACTCACCAACATGTTTTTGCCGTTGGTTTTGTTAATCAAGTTGTCCTTGCGGATGTTGGTCAATGCACTGCCGTACAGTGCATAACTGAGTGCATTAAGGATTGTGGTTTTGCCTGTACCATTACGACTGCCATCACCTCCTAAATCCAAGTTTTCACCTAGTACAAGTGTAAGATCTTGCCTGTCGAAGTTAATGGCCTGTGTGGCATTGCCCACACTCATGAAGTTTTTAACCGTAAGGTCTTTTATATGAATCATAGATTTTGATATATTTCTAACAGTAGTTTGTTATCGTAAAACTCACTTTCGATACTGGTAATTTGATCAGTAACAATTTGATCTACACTTTCAAATTTAATTTCGCCAACACTTACTGTGTCTTCGAGTGCACCACGCTTGTTTGGTATCAGTGCCATTTCACGAAGATTGTAATCTGTTACAAATTTTTCTTTGATAAAGTTTGCTTCTTCGTAAGATATGTCTATATCCAAGTTTACTCGCACATGCATTTTGGGTTTGAGTATTGTAGCGGCGTTATCTATTACTGTACTAAGATCTAGCACTTTGTACAACGGTTGATCTGGCCAAGCAAGGTATTCTGGCTCACCTCCCCAATCCAGTATCATACAACCACGTTCTGCATCTCCTGCATCAGAAAAGTTATGCGGAAACGCATTGCCAATGTAGTTAATATTGCCTTTGGTTTGTCTTAAATGAAAATGTCCCGAAAACACCTTGCCGTAGTGCCCGAAGTGTTCGTTTTTCACTTCACCGTGGTCTGGCATTTCTACCATGGCATTCATTTTAAAGTGTGGCAGTTCAAAGTGTCCAAAAATATACTGGGCACTCATCTTTTGAATGCGTTTGTGATCATCGCCTACCAGCCAAGGAGCAATTACAACGTCGCCGTCTTCAAACCAATCGTTGCAGATATGAATGTTGGGCAGGTGTTTAGCCCACTCAACTCCTGTGATATCACGTTTGTCTCTGTAGTACAAATCGTGATTGCCAGGAATAAAGTAGAACTGATCAAACGCCGCATTGAGTTTTTCCAATGCTCTCAATGAATAATCAAGAGTATGAAGGTTAATACTAGCTCTATGATGATGCCAATCACCAAGAAATAGTCCAGTCGTGATATTTCGTTGTTTGGCCGTTTCAATGATCCACTCTACAAATTTTTCACAGTCTTGGTTGTGTAGAAGGCTATTAGACTTTAGCCCAAAGTGAATGTCCGTGAATACTATTGCACGATCAAATAGTTTGCTCATGTTTTACTCTTCTGTTAGGCCGTTTGCTTCGTACTCTGCAAGTACCTTTGCTTCGCGACTGTTTTTAAACTGTCTTGTATAACTTGGATTCAAGCCATTCTGCTCCAAGATGTCATCACGGATGTTCTGCATTTTCTTTTCAATATTTAACACTCGTGTAAAACTGTTGGTAATGGCCGCTGTGTAGTAGGCAAATGGATTTTGTGATTTTGATTCATCAAATTGCAATCCAATCTGGCTGAGTTGTAGCAGTGCTTGTCCACGCATTTCTTCATTGTAGGTGTAGCCACGCCAGTTGCTTCGTGTAGCATAACGCTCACAGAGCTTGATAAACATGTTTGCTAACTTGGGAGTCATCATGCCGTGATCTTTGCAAAACTCTCCTGACTCTAAATCACCTCGCCAGTGACTCTTGCCCACTAGATATGGTTCTTTGTTTTCGTCGATCTTGTAGTGATAAAATGGAGGAAATGGGAGCTTGATATAGTTAAGGTCTTGTTTTACATCTTCCATGAGTTCCTGTAGACCATCATCTTCCATGTCTACGTCATCCATTTCTAGTAGTTCTTCTAGTTTTGATTTTTTCTTTTCTTGTGCCTTGGTTAGTTTTTTTGGCACCTTGGGTATGTGTTCCCATGTACTCACACGGAACACAAGATCTGTGTTTGCTATATCCTTCTTAGGATCTAGTATTTCGCCTGTTTCACGTTTGATACGATCTGCACGGTTGCGCCTTGCTTCGGCAATGGTACGTTGATTGATCTTGTCCACACTGGGTACGATAATATCAAATTGGTGATCAGTTTCTTTGTTTAGGTATGAACAGTAGGTGTTTTTACTGCGGTGAATTTCTTTTAAAATGTCACGGTTGTTGAGGTAGTTTACCTTTTTAGGTTGCTTTATGGTCATCCGAATCTCCGTAGGAATGTACTTATTATACAGGT